CTAAAAACGGCGACTATCCGGGCGACGGCAAAGCCACCGAGGAATCTAAGGGCTCCGACTTCGCTATCGTGCTTCGCAACTCGCGCACCTACTCACCATCTGTATTCGACGCCATCCGCAAGGCCATGAATGGCCGCGAGAAATTCTTCCGTGAGAATCTCAAGCTCGGCGTTTTTAAAAGCATCGAAACCATAGCCGCACGATACCCCGGTCTTTACACAAAATGAGCGAAACCCTCGAAGTCAAAATCGGCGCATCCGACGCCGGATTAGAAGCCACCCTCAAGACCGTCCAATCCGAGCTGGCAAGGCTGGACACCAAGATCAAAGGCGGCGACCTCTCATTCAAAGAGCTCGACCAGACGATGCGGAAGATCGCTCAGACCGAAGGTCTCGAGAAGAAACTCCAAGCCATGGGCACCGGAGCGGCAGGCACCTCGCCGAAGATCGACGCCCTCGGTGGCGACCTCAAGGCCATGGGAGCCAAAGCCGAAGACGCAGGCGAGAAAGGCCACATGAGCCTCGGCAAGATCGGCCTCGCCGCAGGCGTAGCGGGTGCCGCCGTTAAAATCGGCATGAAAGCCGTCGAGCTCGCCACCGATGCCGCCCGAGCTGTGGTCGATCAATTCGGCGCAGCCATTGACCTCGGCGGGAAGCTCAATGATCTCTCGTCCCGCACAGGCGAAAGCGCGGGAAATCTCCTCATTCTTGAGCGTGCCTTCACCAATACCGGAGTGAGCGCCGATGCCGTCGGCACCTCGATGAACAAAATGCAAAAGTTCATGGTCGATGCCGCTCAAGGCGGTGCCGCTCAATCCGACGCCATGGCCAGACTTGGAGTCACCATGGGAGACCTTTCCGGCAAGACGCCCACCGAGCAGATGGGCGTCTTCGCGCAACGCATTTCCTCGATTCAAGATCCAGCGCAGCGCGCCGAGGCCGCGATGTCGATCTTCGGGAAATCCGGCGGGGAGCTTCTTCCTATTCTTCAAAATTTCAGCGGAGAGATCGAAGGGGCCAAAGGGCAACTCGGCGGACTCCCAGGCGTAATGGATCGCTCCGCCGCCGCCTTCGACGGCGTAGGCGATAACATGGCCGCGCTCAACAACAAGGTGCTCGAGTTCGCCGCCGGATTTTTAGAAAGCGCCTTACCCGCGCTCAACGCATTCACCTCCGCACTCAGTGGCGTGGATGCCGCCGGTTGGGGACAGGCGACCATGGACATCATCGTCCGCATGGCCGACCGACTCATCGGGGCTTTTCAGAATCCCATGGCCACCATTGAGGCCTACGGCACCTCATTCGAGGTTGCTGTGAAGACTTTCGGCAATGCGTTTTTTAACACGTCCTCCACGGTCATTGACTTTTTGGTCAAGTCGATGGAGACCAACTTGGCTTCAGCCATCACAGCCTACATCGGCAGCGCGCTCACTGATGCCGCGCTCACATTCGGGCGACATATCACTGAGGCGCTCATGACATTTTCCGCAGCGATCTCCGAGTTGCCGGGCTTCAAGGCCGCAGGCGACAAGATGTTTGAGGTGCTCGACGCCGCAAATACCAAGCTCGGAGAGGCTCAGATTGCCAACATGGGCGAGACCGCCAAAGCCGCAGGCAAAGTCACTGACGAGTTCGACAAGACCGCTTCAAAGACTCGAGTATTTAAAGAGGATTTCTTCGGAGCCGAAGACGCCACCAAGCGAATGAACGCCCAGATGGACGCCATTGAAGCCAGCGGCAAAGAGACCCGCACAGCGATGGAGACAGCCATGGTCCCCGCCACCGAAGGCGCAAAGAAAGTCACGCAGGAACTCAATCAGCAACTCGACACCACCACAAAAGTCCAAGCCGCAAAGCAAGCCGAACTCCAATACGAGCTCGAGCTCGCCACAGCCAAAGCGACCGGCAATGCCGCCGAACAAAAAGCCCTCGAAGAGCGTAAGGTGTGGCTCGACGCTTGGAAAAAAGCCACCGACTCCGGCATGGGCGAAGACAAAGCTAACGCCTTCGCTAACGCGATGCTCCGCACGAAGCAGATCACCGACTCGATAACCGGCAAGGACATCATCGTGACGGTCACCACCACCGTCGAAGACAAGCGGTGGAAGACCCTTCTCACTGAAATCAACTCCGAGACCGCCACGCCGCACGCCATCGATGTCGCCCTCAAGGTCACTGGGCAGACCGACCTTATCGAAGCCCGCAAGATTCTCGGGCTGATGGAAAACAAAAATATCGAAGCCGCCTTCAAAGCATCCGGCACCGACTCGCTCGAAAACCTCAAACTTACCCTCAACAGCCTTCCGACAAAGCCACAAGTCGATTTGGCTATGAAGCTCACAAAAACGGATAACTGGGACGATGCCCTCGCCCAGGTGAAAAACATAGCACCAACCAAAGAAGTGCTCTTGGAGCTCAAGCAACAAGGATTTGAATCGGTCAAGGCTTACAAAGATTCGATTGAGGATCTCGCCAAAGGAAGGACCGCCGAGCTCACCGCCAAAATCATGGGCGCAGAATACCTCGACCAGGCGAAAGCGGCAGTGAACGGGATTCTAGAATCCTCTAAAACCCCCATCGATATCAAAGTCGATGCGACTCAAGCAAAGACCGAAGCCGAGGCAGTAAAATCAAAGGTGGATGCCATTTCCACCGCCACGCCCAAGATCGCCCTCGACTCATCCCAAGCAAGCACAACGACCTCGAGCGTCCAAAACCAAATCTCCGCACTCGGTTCCACCGTCGCCCTCTCGCTGAACTCCTCGCCCGCCGACTCCACCATCGGCAACCTCGCCAGCGGCCTCAATAACCTCGGCACCCCCGTCAACCTTTCCCTCGATGGAAGCTCCGCCAGCAACGCCGTGGGCTCCGTCAAGACCGACATCTCAACCCTCGGCGCGCAGCAAAAAATCAACCTCGACGGCGCATCCGCCATCACCTCCATCCGCGACGACCTAAAATCCGGCATCGAGCTCGACGTCTCCGCCAAGAGCGGCGTTAGCGGCATCCTCGAAGAGCTCAAAAACCTCGTCTCCGACATCAAAACCCTCGTCGGCAAAATCGAACCCAAGCTTCCCCAGGTGGCTCTCGCCGTTTAATACTATGCCAACCATCTACGCATCCTCCTCCGACGGTCTCTTTTTGCAAAGCGTCACCGAGCAGAAGCACCAGGGCGGTCTCTTTACCGTGAGCGCCGAATACCTCCGCATCTCTGGAAATACCTCATTGCCGGCCACAATCCCCACAAGCGTGGGAAATGTTGACGTGTACCCCGAGAATCCCCCCATCACCATCGGCACCGATGGTTTCGAGCGAGTCAACGCCACGGGCTACGATATTTGGGACTATAGCACTTACCAGGTGATCAACTACACGATAGGAGCCATAGAAGCAAAAATTGGGGTCTATATAATTGTCGGAATCCGACCAGACAATGGTAATCCAATTTATGATTTGATTTTCTCTGATATAACATTTGACGGCTACATTTTCGAAGTTGCACACCTCAAAATAATGCGAATAAAGGGGAGCCAAAACCTTCCTCCAGCTCCGAGTCTAAAAGTTCTCAATTCCTCTGGCTTAGAGGTCATTGATTTTCTTGTGCCAAGCACTCCATCCCCAATTACCGGCCACGTGGTAAAGACGATTCAAATCACAAATGTTAATGTCAACAGCTACGGTGCGGTCGAAGAAGTCGAACTTATTTACTCTATAACAAAAGCTCTTGTCACCGTAAGCAATCCGTCGCCATGAGCCCAAACCCCCCTCTGAGTTTTGAATCTCTGGCCAAGACCTCGCCGAACCCTGCCAGTGGCGGCTACCCCTACGCGCTCAAAGGCTCCGACCTCGACAAGAATTTCGTCTTTGCCACAGAGGATTTTTCCTCCGGCCATTTCGAGGTCACCACAACCAGCGGCCTCGGCGGCCACCAGCAGCGCAAAGTGGCGCTCAAGTATCCACTCCCTGAGCCCCCCACCACCGGCACCCACGTCCTCGGCTCCGTGAACGGCTCGCTGACATGGATCGCCACGGAGGAATGCTAAATGAAACCTGAGACCGGAAACCTGAGACCGGAAACCAGCGCGCCATTTCAAGTTTCAAGTTTCACATTTCACCCTTTTCTTTCATGACCCTCGGCCTCACATCATCCGGCGCAGTAAAAATCAAAACCGACGAAGAAGGCGGCGGCCTTCGCGCTGTCGAGTGTGCGTGTTGTAACCCGTGTCCGCCTCTTTTCTGTCCTAACGTGAAAATAACAAATCCATCTCTTATAGCTTTATTAAATTCTGCAACGTCTGGATCGTTTAATTATTCAAAGGGCACGGACTCCGCGCCATTGTGGACAAGTCACGGCCCTGATTCCTTTACAGCAGTTTGGAGTTGTTGCAACCATCCAGACGGGTGCAATCATTGCTTTGACGATTGGGAATATGAGTGCAATGTTGGGTGGACTGGGTCACTGAGAGGCGATTGCCTTGCAAACGTACTCTCTATTTACGCTTATGATTTCCCTTGGGGCTATAGCCAAATAGCGGCACCAGGTGACACGTGCAATTTTCAATGCGACCCGTTAGAGGAGTCTAGCATACAGCTAAACGGACACGATTTACTGGTAACCATGAGCTGGGGTTGCCCAGATCCCGATCATGACTTTCCAATTTATCCCATTTCAATAAATCTAACATGAGTCCGCAATTTTCTAATTTTCTAAGGTCGGTAGCAGGCTTCTCCCTCGCAGGCTTCGCGACCACGCCACCGGAGGCACTCGCCACCCGCGAAGCAACGTGCCGAGCCTGTCCCGAATGGGACGCCGCCGCCTTGAACGCCACGGGCCGCTGCCGCAAATGCGGATGCTCGACGTGGGCAAAACTACGCATGGCCACCGAGCGTTGCCCGATCGGCAAATGGGAAGCCATCGAGGTTTCAGGTCTCAAGTCTCCGGTTTCCAGTTTCTCTCCCCCCTCCGCGACCCCCGCGCCTCCGCGTGAGTCCTCCCCCTCCGCTCCGCTCCTGACCTAGTTCCGCGCCCGCCGCGCATTTGACATCTCGCCGCCTCGTAGCGGCATGAAGTTATTCATCGATCTCACATCTCGGCGGTTCGTAAAAAGCGCGGCAAGCTCCGCCGCTCTCGCCTCGCTCACGCTCAAGCGCCGCGACCTCCTCGCCATCGAGATCCAGTTTGTGCAACGCGGGGCCGCAGTGCCAACACCCTCCGGCACGACCTTCACCACCGCGCTAAAAGCCAGCTACGCCGACGCCAATTTCCTCGCCCTTGCCGCCGCCGGCGTGCTCGACCTCAACACCGTCCCGCTCGAGGCCGCATTCGCCGCCTCGCCCGCCGTAGTCACCGCCCTCCTCGAGGTCAAGTGGGCTTCCACCGGCGAAGCCACCCGCACCGCCACTCTCAGCGTGGAAGTGCAAAACTCCGTCATCATCGGCACCGAGGCCTCGCCAATCGCCATGCCCGACGGCAAAGCGACTCAACTGCAAGCCGAGGCAGGCACAGACAACTCCGCCTGGATGACCCCGCTCCGCACCGCGCAGGCCATTCTTCGCCTCGCCGCCACTTCCTGGGGGTCGATCACCGGCAAGCCGACCGACTTTCCAGCCTCTCCGCACACCCACCCCGCCGCACAGATCACCGATTTTGCCGCCGCCGTGGTCGCCGTATCGCCCCCTGTAGCGTGGAGCAACCTCACTGGCAAGCCAGCCACATTTCCCGCCACCGCCCACACGCACCCCGCCACGGACATCACCGGCCTATCCGCTTTTATCGTTGCATCGGCCCCCGGCCTTCAGATCAACACAACCGTCCGAGTCGGCAACGGCACCAGCGTCACATTTCCGATTGACGGCCTCGTCAGCTCCGACCCCGAGCATGTCCTCGTCGCCCTCAATGGCGTCACCCAGACCCCCACCTCCGACTACACGGTCAGCGAGGCCAGCGGCACGATCACCTTCGACGCCGCGCCCGCCGCAGGCACCCAGATCGCCGCCACCGCCCTCGGCCTCCGCAGCGTCCAGCCGCCCATCGATCCCACCCTCTACCTCTTCGCCTTCGCCACCAGCACGGACGGACTCACGACCTACAGCGGTCGCCTCCTCAATGCCGACCGCCCCGCCTTGCCAGCCCTGCCCGACACCGCCACAGCGTGGACGGTCCGCCGCTCCACGACAGACGCCGCCGGGCGCGTCCTCGGAGTCGCCACCGCCACCGGATCGTGGCTCAACCGGGAGACTCTCGTTTTCGCATGACAACAATCACCGAGAGCAACCTAACCCAGCAACTCGATCTCTCGAGCTTCGACCTCACATTGCCAGGCATCGTCGTCGAGTATCCCACGCGCTCCAATTTCCCGAGCGTCGGAAAATCCGACCGCCTGTATCAGGCCCTCGACGAGGGCATGCCCTACCGCTGGTCGCCCACCGCAAGCGCCTACGCCCTCATGATCCCGGTCATCGACTGCGGCATTTTTTGACAATCTCCCCTCCACGAACACCCAACCAACCACCAACACCACCTAATTAGCCATGCCTAATCCTATCATCAAAATCAAACGCGGCTCCGGCAGTCCGGTCTCGCTTCAAGTCGGGGAAGTAGCCTTCGATTCTACGAACAAGAGTTTTTTCATCGGAACCGCTGAAGGCGTTTTGCCAATAGCGGGCGAGCACATCTTCTCCAAGAAGACCTTCGTCAATGACGCCGTAGCAGCAGAAGCAGCGCTTCGCAGCACCGGTGATTCAAATCTCACCTCCTCGCTGAATTCGGAAATTTCACGGGCACAAAGTGCCGAAGGCGTCATCGCCGCGAACCTCGCAACTGAGATCACAGACCGCGCCGCCGCGATCAGCTCAGAAGCCTCCGCTCGTAGCTCCGCTGACACAACCCTCGACGGAAAGATCACGACTGAAAAAGGCCGCATCGATGCGATCCTTTCCGCTTCCCAGGCTGATAAGGATAGCTTCGCCGAGATCGTCACATTGATCAATTCGGTCGACACGACCAACGACTCAGCCTTCGCCGGTTATGTTTCCAGCAACAACGCAGCCCTCGCATCCGAAGTCTCGAGCCGCACCAGCGCCGACACAGCCCTCGGTGGCCGCATCGACACAGCCGAGTCCGCCGCGACAGCACTCGCTACCCGCGTCACAGCAGCAGAGGCCGACATCAACACCGAAGAGTCCGCACGCGCCGCCGCCGACACGACCCTTCAGTCGAACATCACCGCCGAAGCAAGCACACGCTCCAGCGCTGACACGACTCTGCAAAGCAACATCACCGCTGAAGCGACAACCCGCGCCAGCGCTGACACCAGCCTTCAGACGAACATCACAAGTGAGGCAACAGCCCGCGCAAGTGCAGACGACGCACTCGACGCACGCATCGACGCCCTCGAGGCCAGCATCGACGGCGGCACCTACTAACCAACCAACCAACCCCGGCGGGGCGCTCCATAGCGCCTCGCCACGCGGGGGTCTCCACCGCGAAATAAACAAGCCACATGGCCACACAAATCATTCCCAAAAAATCCTCCGTCCTTGGCAAGATCCCACTCGCTGGCGATCTCGCAGTCGGAGAACTAGTGCAAAATCTCGCCGACCATTGCCTCTACTCAAAAGACGCAAGCGGCAATGTCTTCCGCATTGGCACTCGTCCCGTGCCCGATAAAGTCGAGGTCTTCGACATCCTCGGCAACAATCTTTACTACGGCAAACTCGCCTACGCCGATTTCCCAAACAGCGGGTCCATCTACGACAGCGCCCTCTGGGACATCTCCCGCACCACCACCGACGCCGCAGGCGAAGTCACCGCCGAAGCCAGCGGCGTCGGCGCGTGGTCGAACAAGGGGAATCTGAATTATGCTTAGCCCACTCTACGGCCAACTCTCCCCCCTCCGCGTGCCGACGATTTTAGCACCAGACCCTGATGCCTTGGCGTATATCGCCGCAGTTGAAGCCGCTGACGGCCAAGCGTTGGAAGATGGCGTAAAGGGCGCATACACCGCCTTTATTGCCGGATGCAAATCAGACGGAATATGGAGCGCGATCAAAGCATCCTGCGTGCTTGCAGGAGCGCGCACGATCACTGGCGCATTAACGCCATTGGTAGGGACTGCGCCCACGCCTGTCAGTTTCGTTTCTGGCGATTATAACCGCAAAACTGGTCTGATTGGAAATACCTCAACTAAATACCTAAACAGCAATCGCGCTGCTGATGCCGACCCACAAAATAATGCCAGCCTTGCTATATGGGTATCCACTCCAGCAACCGCTAGTAATTTGTATTATATGGGAGCGAGGCGAACAACGCCGACTCCCATTGTATCCAGCGGAATTAGTACGAATGTTGGATTTTCAATCCGAAATACTGCAGTTGCCCCAAATTTAAACCGAACTGGCACAGGGCTAGCGGGCGTTTCAAGAACCGCGAGCAATAGCTACAACTGGCGATGGGCTGGAGCCACTGGAAATTCTACAGGCGAACCAACAGGGACATATAATGGCAACTTATTTGTTTATGGCGCAAATACTAACGGAGCAATTGCTAATCGCTCAAATGGTCGCCTTGCGTTTTACTCCATCGGCGAATCACTCAACCTCGCACTCCTCGACTCACGCGTATCCAACCTCATGACCGCACTCGCTGCCGCTATACCATGACACTCGCCGACCTCATACAACAGCCCATCAGCTACGAGACCTCCAAAGACCTCGCGCTCGTTTTTAGCTCCGAACTCGCTGCGCAATTCTCCACCATCCAATACGAGCATGGCTCCCGATTTGTGGCACTCCCTGTCGATCTTATCGATGGCCGCAAAATGCTCTGCGCGGACCTCCTCACCGAAGTCGGCCCCGGCGGACTTTACGCGCAGGGCTTCGCGCATCTCCCCGCCGAACTCTTCCAGCAAGTCCAAATCCTGCCAATGACCGGCGCCGTCGCCCTCATTCCACAACCCGAAGAAATCTAACCAACCCACCACCATATGCTCGAACAAGTCTCCACATCCGTAAAGTTCCTCTCCTTTTTCACATCGTTGAAACAAGGCAAAACCGGCCTCACCGTCACCATCGACATTTACGACCCAAGCGGCACCCAGATCGTGACCGCAGGGAGCGCCACCGCCCTCGGCGGCGGGCTGTATAGCTATGTGCTTTCGACCAACAATTCGACAGAGGGCGAATACGCCGCCATCTTCAAAACCACCGACAGCACGGTTGATTCTCAGCACATCCCCAGCCTTTGGATTCTTGGGCGTGCTGGAGTTGAAAATCTCGACGCCGCCACCAGCACGCGCCTCGCTTCCTCGGGTTACACCGCGCCAAGCGCAGCGCCAACCGTTGCAGCAATCCGCGCCGAGATGGACACCAACTCCACCAAGCTGGCGAATTTGGATGCCACGGTGAGCAGCCGCCTAGCCACTTCCGGCTATACCGCACCTAGCGCCGCGCCAACGGTTGCGGCGATCCGGCAGGAAATGGACAGCAACAGCACCAAACTCGCCAATCTCGACGCAACCGTTTCTTCCCGCCTCGCCAGCTCGGCATACAGCGCCGCGCCGACAACAGCACAGATCGCAACCGCCGTCGAAGGTAGCCTCTTGAACGAAGCAGACGGACAAACCGTCCTAGCCGCCATCGTCGGCGCCATCGGCAACACCAACCTCTCGGAAGTCTCGATCGTTGCCGCAGTCCGCGCCGACCTCGAGCGCGTCGGTGGCAAAATCGACAGCATCCCGACAACCGCCGCGCCTACCGCAGTCGCCAATGCGACAGCCGTGTGGAGCGCAGCAACGAAGGAAATCACCGGCGGAACGGTAACGACGCTCACCAACTCGCCATCCGTGCCGAGTGCGGCAAGCATAGCCTCGGCCACAAGAGCCGAGCTGGCAACCGAGCTGGCCCGAGTGGATGTTGCGACAAGCACACGCCTCGCGTCCTCGGGCTACACAGCCCCTGCAAACTCAGACGTCACGGCCATCAAAGCCAAAACGGATCTGCTCAACACGGACCGCCTCGCAAACGTGGCCACGACGGCCATCGTCGGCAACCTCATCGCCCAGGCTAATTCCTAAATGCAAAAGGAAATCCTCGAGCTAACGAACTACGCCAGCGGTCAAAGCGACCGCTGGCTCTTCGTCTGCCTCCTCGTCATCGGCCTCGCCGCCGTCTTCACCCTTTTTCGTTACTTCACCGGACGCCTCGACGTCCTCCAGACCCGCATGGACGGCCAGACCCAGGAGTTTGTGGAGCACTTGAAAACAGCCAACTCCGAAATGCTATCCGTCATCGCCAGCGCCCGCAGCGTCATCGAGCGCGTGGAGCGCAAACTTGACACGCGCCCTCAATAGTTATGTTCATCCTACTTAAAATCATCGATTCGCTGTCACAGAACTCAACGTGGAGGGGTTTAATTTTGCTGGCCACAGCGGCAGGCGTGAACCTCGAGCCCGAACTGCAAACCCAAATTGTCGCCGCAGGCCTTGGCCTCGTCGGCCTCATCAACATACTCCGCAAAGGCAAATGAGACCCCGCCGGATCGCGCTCTTGCTGGTCCTCCTGTCATTCGCCTTCCTCGGCATGGCATTCCTGAGCTCCTGCGTCAACGTGCCGATCCCGCCATTCGGGGACCGCGTGGGCTCGCTCGGCAACCTTCAACTCGCCCTCTCCGCAAAATACATTCCAAACACGCCACCAGAATCCCCAGGCGAAAACGCCATGTCATTCGCATGGCAGAAATACGGCGAGGCCAAACTCCTCCGCGACAAATGAACCTCGACGAACGATCCGAGCGCAACCTTTCCACCCTGCATCCGGATCTCTACGCCCGCGCCGCCTCCTTTATCCTCGCGGCCAAAAAGCTCGCCGCACCCCTTGGTCTCGACGTTAAATGCATCTGTGGCCTCCGAACATGGGCCGAGCAGGACGCCCTCTACGCCAAAGGCCGCACCACGCCCGGCCCTAGGGTCAGTAACGCCGCCGGTGGGGCCTCCATGCACAACTACTCACTGGCTCTCGATGTCGCCGTATTTTCAAAAGACGGCAAGACCTACCACGGCGACCACGCATTCTACCGCGAACTCGGACCCCTCGGCGAATCCCTCGGATTCGAGTGGGGAGGCCGCTGGAAATTCTGCGACGAGCCCCACTACCAGCTCCGACCGAAGTGGGCGACCGGCATGACCGAGCGCGACATGCTCGCAACCCTCCGCTCCCGAGTGTCCAAAAAAATCGACGTTCTGGCGTAGGGAAAAAAAGCCAAAAACGCAACGCCCGCGCAACGCTCTTGTAAGTTGCTAATAATCAGCACCCATTTTTCGATTCGTAATCGATAGGTCACGAGTTCGAGTCTCGTCGTCGGCTCTCCTCTCTACAGCCCTCTAAACCGCTCCAGCATTGGCTGAGCGGGTTTTCTCTGAATACCTTTGAAACTTGTTGAAAGTTGCTCTAAATGGCTTAAAATGCCATTATGGACGCAACGGACGCAACACGGCGCAACAAGCCAGTTATCACTATCCGCGAGGCCACGGTGCGTGGGCAAGCCCGCCACGTTGTTTTCTCGCGCATTGGAGGTAAAGAGAAACGCACGTTCTTTAATACGCGCCTCGAGGCACGACTTCACCGCGATGCGCTGGCTGAGAAATTAGAGACCGGAGGCACGGACGCCTTCAAGGAATCCTCGGGGCTTTCAGTTGAGAAGGCATGGAAGGAATTTACCCTGGTGCGGATGCCGAAGCTCAAGGAGGGCAACCATACCCGACTCCTTAATTGGTGGTGGGGGCATTTTGTGGAGAAATACGCCACGATGGGTATCAATGACATCAAGCCGGTCCACATTGAGTCTTTTCTGTCTCGCCCAAATTGGTGCGGGACTACGGCGCAACAGGGCTTCGTTTATCTTCGCCTGGTGTGGAACTGGCTTGTGCGCTACGAACTCGCCTTGGCAAATCCCGTGTTGAAGATCGACTCGCCAAAGGCCGCGCCGGAGCACCACCTTTTAACCATGCCGCAGATTAAGCGCCTACTCGCCCTTACGGAAAAAAACAACCGCCTCCGGGCTTGGCTCGTCCTTGGGTTGTTCGGAGGCATGCGGCCCTCGGAGGTCGGGCGCTGCCTGCCGAAGCACATCGAGGCGGAGGAGATATTTGTTCCGTTTCGGAAATCTACCGACCCTAAGCCTCGCCCGAGATTCGTCCCGATCCAGCCGGCGCTACTTCGACACCTTCCGAAAAAATGGGACTGCCTAGAGGAAGGGTTTATCAAGCGGGACCGCACGGAGCTATCCAATGAGATGGGGTGGGCCGAGTGGCCGCAAAACTGCCTGAGACATACCTCGGCCTCCATGCACCGTGCCATGTGGCAGGACAGCAGCAAAACCGCTTACTTCCTTGGGCATTCGTCGCCTCGCATGGT